AATCGGACAAGACCAAGAATCAGCAGAACTTGCAACTAGATTATTATCAAAAATTAAAGATAACAACTAGTCAACCAGCAGGTTTTTCTATGATTTCTAGCAACTTCACTTGGAAGTTTCCGAAACATTTACAATATCTAAATACAAAACTCTTACAAGTTGCTAGTGGTAAAATAAAAAGATTGATGATTAACATGCCACCACAACATGGTAAATCAGAGTTTACATCAAAGTATTTTCCTGCCTGGTATCTTGCAACACATCCACAAAATAAATTAATTTTAGCTAGTTATGAAACATCTTTTGCAGTATCATGGGGCAGAAAGGCGAAAGACGTATTTGACGAATGCGTGGGTAAATATTATGGAATAAAAAGAAATCCATTCATAAATGTACAGGGTAACTGGGAAACTGAACAAGGTGGTTCTATGTATTGTGTTGGTGTCGGTGGTGGTATTACAGGTAGAGGTGCTAATATTTTTATAATAGATGACCCAGTTAAAAACAATGAACAAGCCATGTCACAAGTATATCGTGACAAAACATTGGATTGGTTTCAATCTGTAGCTACAACTAGATTAGCTCCTGAATCTTCAATTATTATTATTATGACCAGGTGGCACGTAGATGATCTTGTTGGTCGTTTACTAAAACAAGCAGAAATAGATGGTGATAAATGGGAAGTAGTAAATCTTCCTGCAATTGCAGAACCCAATGATCCATTAGGCAGACAAGTAGGTGAAGCATTATGGGAAGAAAGATATTCTAAAAAAATATTAGAGGAAAGAAAACGTGCAGTAGGTGACTTTTGGTGGTCAGCTATGTATCAACAGAAGCCATTTATAAAAGGTGGTAAAGTATTCAAAGACCCTGCTTTTTATGACAAATTGCCTGAAGGTGGTCGTATAGTAATAGCTGTAGATTTTGCTTATTCTACTAAAACTTATTCTGATTATTCTGTTGCTGGTGTAGGTAAATTATATGATGGAAAAATATATCTTATGGATTTTTGGAGGGGTCAAGTAGAAGCTACACATTTTGCAAGTATTATAAAACAATATCAAGAAACATATCAATCACCTATTTATGCTTATATTGGTGGAACAGAGAAAGGTATTGTTGATTTTATGAAAAAAGAACATAACTTGAATATAATATCAAGACCTGCTAGAAACGATAAGTTTGTTAGAGCGCAACCAGTAGCATCTGCGTGGAATGATAATAGAATATTACTCCCTAAGGATAAAGCATGGGTAAACATACTATTACAGGAGATTATGAGTTTTACTGGTGTTTCTGATTTACATGATGACCAAGTTGATGTATTATCTACAATTTATGATTGTTTACAAACATCTAAAAAACCACTTTGGAGAGTAAGTTAATGGCAACAATATTAGACAATATTAGAAATATTTTTAAGACAACAGATAAGATTCAGAAAGATAAAAAAGAAGCTCCAGTAGTTTATTATAATAGTTTAGGTACAGATGTTACTTATAAAATTCGTTATGATCAATTAGCAGAAGAGGGTTATCAAGAAAATGCAATAGTATATAGATGTGTAAATGAAATTGCAAATAGTGCATCTAGAGTAGAAATAAATTTATTTAGAGGTGATCAAGAATTAGATGAACACCCATTACTAGATTTACTTTACAATCCTAGTCCAATGTGTTCACAGGTAGAGTTTTTTCAAGCAGTATATGCTTACTTACAAATATCAGGAAACAGTTATATCTTAGGTGTTGGTGGAGATAGACAACCTCCTACAGAATTATATAATTTAAGACCTGATAGAGTAAAAGTAAAAGCAGGTAAAAGAGCAACACCAATAGCATATGATTATATTATTGGTGGACAAACTGTTGAAAGCTATCAAGTAGATCAAGCAACAGGTAATTCTAAAATAAAACATATAAAACTATTTAATCCACTTGATGATTTTTATGGAATGTCACCAATTCAATCTGCAAGTATAGATATTGACCAACATAATTTAGCAAATAAACACAATGTAAATTTATTACAGAATGGTGCAAGACCAAGTGGTGCTGTTGTATTTAAACCAAAAGATGAAACAGGAGCACAAATACAATTATCTGACGTACAAAGAAGTCAATTAGTAAATGACATCAATCAAAGATTTGGAGGTGCAGGTAATGCTGGTAAACCAATGTTGCTAGAGGGTGACTTTGATTGGAAAGAAATGGGTCTATCACCTAAGGATATGGATTTTACATCTTTAAAACACATGAGTGCAAAAGATATTGCATTAGTTTATGGTGTACCAAGTCAATTAATAGGTATACCTGATTCACAAACTTATTCTAATTTTGCAGAAGCTAAACTTGCATTATATAATGAAACAATCATACCTTTATTAGATAGAGTACAATCAGATTTAAATGAATGGCTAACACCACAATTTGGAACAGATTTAGAACTTAGATATGATATTGATAGTATTCCAGCTATGGCAGAACAAAGACGAAGAGTATTTGAGTCTGTAACTGCTGGTGTACAGAATGGTATCTTAACACGAAATGAAGCAAGAGAACAACTAGGTTATGAACCAGTAAATGGTGCTGATAGTTTACTTGTACCAGCAAACTTAATGCCACTTAACATAGCAGGCGATGAAGAACAACCAGCTAGAGATGAACCTGACAATCAACCAAACCAAGAAGCAGAAGAGGAAGATGAATTAGTAACTACAGAAATGACGTTAGAAATTGATACATTAGAAGAAGAATTAGATGATGTTGTTAAAGCAGAAGCTGACATCAATACAACACCAACAGATGGAATGGTTGCAGAAGCTAAACGTGGTTTAGAATGGAGAAAAGAATTTGGTCGTGGTGGTACAATTATTGGTGCAACACGAGCAAATCAAATAATACGTAAAGAAAAGTTATCACCTAGAACAGTCAGACGTATGAATAGTTTTTTTGCTAGACATGAAGTAGATAAAAGAGCAGAGGGTTTTAGACCTGGCGAAAAAGGTTATCCATCAAATGGTAGAATAGCTTGGTCATTATGGGGTGGTGATGCAGGACAAACATGGTCAAGAAAAAAAGCAGAACAATTAGATAGAGAAAGAGGTAAGTTTTTAGAAGATAATTCTTTAATACATTTTGTAAATGATGAGTTAGAGGGTAAACAAATTACAGCAGGTATTAGAGAGGGATTAAGAAACAAAGTTAAAAAACATAATGATAAACATGGAAGTAAACCAGGCAAACGTGTAAATCTTCGTATGTTATCAGCAGTATTTAGAAGAGGTGTAGGTGCATATAGAACAAATCCAGGTAGTGTAAGACCCAATGTAAGATCAGAAGAACAATGGGCATATGCTAGAGTAAATGCGTTTCTTTATGCAGTAAGAACAGGCAGATTCAGGAGTGGTAAATTTGACTTAGACTTATTACCAAGTGGACATCCACTAAGGAGTAAAAAGGAAGCAGATGAACTACAGAAAGATAATATCTAAACTATTTATTGAAAAAGATTACAAAGACAATCATGAAGTTGTAATTAGAATAGGACCCTTTGAGTCTGAACAAGATGCTGTTCATTCTGCAAGTTATATTTATTGCACACAAAACATTGATATTGGTGATGTAATTATACCAACAAATAAGACAATACACTAATGATATACTCACCTAAACAACTTAAAATATTTAGAAACGTAAAAAAACGTGAATGGTTAAAACAAAATAGATTAAGAGAACCATTTATAAGACAATTTACAAGTAGATTAAAAAATTATTTTACAAACTTAGGTAATGGTCTAAAGGAGGATTTTGCTTATGGTTCTACTGTCATGATACAAATAAGACAAAATAATGCTTTTAACAGCTTAAAAGACATATTCAGGGTACAATACAGGGTAGTTGCTAATGCTTTTAAAAATTACTCATTAGATAGAATGCAAAATACAAAAGACTTTGAAACTGATTTTGAAACAGAATTAGATACTTTTATAGAAAATAATGTTGGAACTTTAGTTACAGGTATTAATGATAGTACTAGAAATAAAATACAATCTGTGGTAAACAATAGTTTCAGTAGTGGTCAATCTGTTAATGAAACAGGAAATGCTCTTAGAAACACTATTATAGGAATGGGTGCTTATAGAGCTAATTTGATTGCTAGAACTGAGGTTCATAGAACTGCTAGTTTTGCTAATGATTTATCAGCAAATAGTATGAGGATAGCAGGTACTATGAAAGAGTGGGTAGCAGTACAAGATGCTAGAACAAGGGTTACACACTCAATAGCAAGTGGTCAAAGAGTTGGATTACAAGAACAATTCATTGTAGGTGGTTATAGGTTAAAATATCCAGGCGATCCAGCAGGTGGTCCTGAAGAAACTATAAATTGTCGTTGTGTTTCTATTTACACAACGCCTGATTTCTTGTAGAGGTAGTAATATGGAATTAATAATTATATTTTTAATAGGTTTAATAGTTGGAGTTGTAATTCAAAAGAAATATGGAATACAACAACTAGGTAAAAC